GAACTATCGAGGTGGTCAAACAGGCAAACCAAATACACCTGAGCCTGACTTCTCGTTCAAGAAGCCCGTGTTTAGAGAGAGTATTGGTAAACAGATTAGCGACTTGCCGTCTGATCATGAAGCGATACGGGTATTGAAACAACGAAAAGTGCCAGAGTCATTGTGGCATCGTTTTTCTTACGCTGAAAACTTCTACGACACTGTTCGTGAAATAAACGATAAGACAATTGTTGGTAGAGAGAATAGATTGGTGATACCAATTTACGACTCAGAAAAGAAGGTCATAGGCTTGCAGGGTCGATCTCTCAATGGTGAGATACCGAAGTATATCACAATCAAGGCAAATGACTATGATGATGTTCTGATATATGGCAAAGACCAAAGAATAAACTGGGCAGAGAATGTTCATGTGTTTGAGGGCCCAATCGATTCACTGTTCATACCAAATAGTCTGGCTGTTCTTGGTTCAAACCTAAAACTTCTTGATGAGAAACTTAGTTCTTCTAAACTTGTTTTTTGTTTTGACAACGAACCGAGAAACAAACAGATTGTTTCAAAAATGAATGAGGCAACAGATCTTGGTAAGAGACTCTGTATCTGGCCTGACAGTCTCAAAGAAAAAGATGTCAATGATATGATCATTTCAGGGTTGACTTCAGACGAGATTCTAGATATGATTACCGCAAACACATACGAAGGACCCTCGGCAAAGTTGAGACTTTCGACATGGAGAAAAGTATGAAAAACAATCTTATTATGCCGAGAGTTTGAACAACAGCCAAGACTAAATAAAATCACACACCGAAAAAACAACTAGGAAAATACATGAACTTACCAACACCATATCAAGATTTTATTCACTTATCTCGATACTCTCGGTGGCTACCAGATGAAGGTAGACGAGAGCAGTGGGACGAAACCGTTGATCGTCTTATTGGGTTTTTTGACAGGCACCTCTCTGAAAATTATGAGGGATTCAAGTTCGAAAAATACAAGAAAGAGATTCGAAAGAACGTTCTTGATTTGAGTGTGATGCCATCTATGCGTGCTTTGATGACCGCAGGTCCAGCACTTGAAAGAGATGGTGTAGCAGGGTACAATTGTTCATACCTTCACATAAATAAGCCTAGATGCTTTGACGAGATGATGTATATTTTAATGTGCGGAACCGGAGTGGGTTTCAGTGTTGAGAGAAACTTTGTTGAAAATCTACCGACGATATCAGAAGAGTTTGCAGACAGCGACACAACGATTGTGGTTGCGGACTCAAAAATTGGTTGGGCGAAGGCCTATCGAGAACTCATTTCGCTACTCATTGGAGGTCAGGTGCCAAAGTGGGACCTCTCGAAGATTCGTCCTGCTGGGGCAAGACTTAAAACATTCGGGGGACGAGCGTCAGGTCCTAAACCGCTGGATGAACTTTTCAGATTTACAGTTGATACCTTCAAAAAGGCAGCAGGTCGTAAACTCACTTCCATTGAATGCCATGACGTATGCTGTAAGATTGCTGAAATTGTAGTCGTTGGTGGTGTTCGTCGTTCAGCACTGATCTCTTTGTCTGATCTGACTGATGATCGTATGCGTCACGCAAAAGATGGTCAATGGTGGAGCACCGAGCCGCAAAGAGCGTTAGCAAACAACTCTGCGTGCTACAAGTCAAAACCTGAAATCGGTACGTTCATGGATGAGTGGGTTTCTCTCTATCGCTCAAAGAGTGGTGAACGAGGACTCTTCAACCGTGATGCTGCGAAAAAGCAAGTTGAAAAGATTGGTGATGATCGTCGTGATCCCAACTATGACTTCGGTACGAACCCTTGCTCAGAAATTATTTTGAGAGATAAAGAGTTTTGCAATCTATCAGAGGTGGTTGTAAGAGCCGATGATACCATCGAAACTTTGAAAGAGAAGGTTCGTCTTGCAACAATCATTGGTACTTTGCAGTCTACACTTACAAACTTTAGATACATCTCAAGTGATTGGAGAAAGAACTGCGAAGAAGAGAGGCTTCTTGGTGTTTCTCTCACCGGTATCATGGACTCTAAATTAACAAACGGTGATGGTAAACAAGAAGATCTTGAAAACTTGCTCAAAGAACTTAGACAAGTGGCCGTGAACACAAACAAGAAGATTGCAAAAGAACTCGGTATCAATCAGTCGGCTGCAATTACATGCGTGAAGCCTTCGGGTACTGTTTCACAACTCGTTGATGCTGCGTCAGGGATTCACTCTCGGCACAGCCAATACTATATTCGCACTGTTCGTGCAGACAACAAAGACCCTCTGTGCGACTTCATGAAGTCGAAAGGATTCAAAGCAGAACCTTGTGTCATGAAAGGTGATAAGGTTACAGTTTTCTCATTCCCAATCAAGTCACCTGACGGTGCGATTACAAGAGAGGACAAAACTGCGATTGAACAATTAGAACTATGGCTCACATATCAACGATGTTGGTGTGAGCATAAACCATCCGTGACAATCTCTGTGAGAGAACACGAATGGTTAGATGTTGGAGCATGGGTGTATAACCACTTCGACGAAGTTTCTGGTATCTCGTTCCTACCTTATAGTGAACACTCTTATAAACAGGCGCCTTATCAAGAATGCGACGAAGAGACTTACCGTGAACTTCTTTCTGAAACACCCACTGACATAGACTGGTCACAACTTCAAGAGTTTGAAGATGATGATCAAACATCAGGCTCGCAAACGTTAGCGTGTTCTGGTGACTCATGCGAGGTAGTGGATTTAACCTCGTAAGCCAAAATAAGGAGAAAAAATATGGCTACAAAACCCAATGAAGGTGTCGCACACGGATGCGGCCAAGACTGCTTGACCAAAACACTCGGTCGATTCGGCATTTGCCGTTCACTTCTCATCACCCTTGCTATTCTTCCATTCTCATGGAACGGCGTTGTGTGGTGTGTTGATACGGTGAAGTCCCTTTTTGATCTTGTCACGGAAGTAGGAGGCTGACATGAGAGCATTTGCACTAACACTTGGTATTTCAGCAGCGACTCTTGCTGGTGATATTGATTTCGGTGGTGTAGGACAAACCGTTGTGACATCAAACGATGGCGATTACTCTCTTGATACTCGTCTCGTTCTTGGTGGTTATGCTGAATCTGATGGTGCCGTTTACGGCTTCTCTTTTGAGACCGTCAATAATCTTGATGACGTTGCACTTCTTGATGCTTACGTCGGCGTTGATCTTGATCTTGTCAACTTGACTGTTGGTAAGTTTCAACGTCACTTCGGTGCTGAACTTGAAAGCACTCGATTCAGATATAACTATGGTTTGACAAGAGCCACTACGTTCGTCGAAGATTACATTGAGGGTGTTTCCTTTGGTGGTGAACTCGGCGATCTCTCGTTCAACATCGACGCTGTTGGATCTGATGTGTTCGACAACCCCGGTGTCGGTGGTCGTGTCGAACTTGGCGCTCTTGGTTTCGGTTTCGCAGATGATGACTTCAACCTTTGGACCGCTGATGTGTCCTGGGAAGATGGCTTCATCTCATACACCGATGACTCAGGTGACTGGACTGCTTGCTTGCAAACAGTTTTGATTCCTGTCGGTGATTGCTTCACCACATATGGTCGTGTTGAGCATGACTGGAACGAAGTGACTGAGTACGCCATTGGCGGTAAGTTGGAATTGAAAGAAGATGTCAACGCTCTCGTTGAGTATGACAGTCGTGATGAAGCCGTTCGTGGCGGTCTTCGCTTCACCTTCTGATTTTCAAATACGTTCTGAAAGAAGTAGCCCACCGAAAGGTGGGTTATTTTTTATCACGACACTTAATGCCAAAGATAATTAGTTGATTTCTCTTGACATCTTGAATACATATGGTATACTTCATTCATAAAGACGAGGTATAGTTATGGCCAAATATGGCATCTGGATTAAAAGTCTACAAACCTGGTGCAAAGAAACCTATCGTATTGACCAAAAAACAGGAAAGTACGAGCCAGTTTACAGTTTGTATCCTAGTCTTACCGAAGCGAAAAAAGCAGCAGACGAACTCGACTGGGAGATTCAACTGCCGCGGCGCAACTGGAAAAAAACAGACAACTATATCGGTAAAAGATTTAGTGGTAACACGAAAGGTTCTCCTGTGATCAAGTTTGAGAGTGAGCAGATCAGAGAAGAAACTAATCTTGAAAACTTGATGCCAGGTTTCACACAAAACAATTTTGATGAAAATATGAGAAAGCAGGTAAGATGATTCTTGTAGATTATAGTCAGGTCGCCATAGCCTCAATCATGGCACAAACAAGAGGCGAAAATACACCAGATGAAGATTTGGTTCGCCACATTATTCTGAACAACATTCGTCTGATTCGAAATAAATTCAAGAACGACTACGGTGAGATTGTTCTTTGTTGTGATGCAGGTAATTACTGGCGAAAAGATATTTTTCCACATTACAAAGCGTCACGAAAAACAAAACAAAAAAAGTCTGACTTTGATTGGAACGCTCTGTTCAATATTCTCGGTAAGGTTCGTGAAGAGATTCGTGAATTCTTTCCATACAAAGTCTTGAACGTTGAGCGTTGCGAAGCAGACGATGTTATCGCTACCATCGCTAAGAGAGCGGCTGAGAGTTTCCCTGTAGAGGATGTATTGATCGTCTCATC